GCCGACTTGGCCAAGATGGGCTACAAAGGTTCAGTCAAGTACATCAAAGCAGGTAACAAAGAGATGGCTGAAGCGGCGGCTAAGGACGGGCCCTCAAAGGCTGACGTGCTTGGTCGGTTCGCCACCGGCAATATGTTAATGTTCGGAGCAGGCATGGCATTCCACGCTGGTACTATCACCGGCGGTGGGCCCAAAGACCCTGCACGGCGTAAGCAGCTTGAGGCCACCGGCTGGCAGCCCTACAGCTTCAAAGTCGGTAATGAGTGGTACAGCTACCGCCGCTTTGACCCCTTCGCATCTTTCTTCGGGACCATTGCAGACTTCAACGAAGCCATGGCTGAGTCCGATGGCGAGGATCAGCAAGTCTTCGAGGCAGTCATGGGGGCGGTCGTGAACTCGGCAGCCCGGAACGTCACGAACAAGAGTTACCTGACGGGCATGGCTCGTATTTCCAACGTCCTGTCGAACCCTGATCGCTATGGGTCTGCATACATCGAAAGCACCATTGCTTCGATGACTCCGTTCTCCTCATTGGCTGGACAGACCATTGGGGCCTCAGAGCATCAGAAGGAGATCCGTGGCATCGTGGACGCCATTCGCACCAAGTACGGCCTCACGTCTGAGACGGACCTGGAGTTCATGGGGATCACTACCCAAGTGGAGGATCGCCGCAATCTCTTCGGCGATAAGGTCGAGAAGCCCAGTCTCTTGGCTCCCTTCCCGATCCACTACACCGAGATTAAAGACGATGTGGTCATGGATGAGCTACAGACTCTGGGTCGCCAGAATGCTTTCTCGCCCCCGTCCAAGATATTCAACTCAATGGACTCCACGTCCTACACCAACTCCAAAGGCCAGACGCTCTATGATCGCTGGCTGGAGCTGCATGGGTCTGTCCGGCTCAACGGCCGAACGCTCAAGCAGTCCATGAAGAAACTTATCCAATCCCGGAAGTATCAGAACCTTCCGCTTGAAGACTTCGAGGGCATTGAGAGCCCCCGTGTCGGTGAGTTGCGTAAGCTCATCCGGCGATACAGAGCTGAGGCTAAGGAACAAGCACTCACAGAGTTCCCAGAGGCTAAGGCACTGAACGACCGTAACACCAAGATCAAACACTATAGGAGAGCTGGCCGCGATATCCAGTCTCTACTGGATTACTGAGCCCGAGGTAACACATGGCCATCACCTACAACATCTACACCGCAACGGCGTCACAGACGACGTTTGCTATTACGTTCGCGTACATTGAAAGCACCCACGTCAAGGTGCAGATCAATGGTGCGGACACAACTTCGTTTTCTATCAGCGGTTCCAACGTCGTTCTGGACTCTGGTGCTGCGGCAGGCGAAAAAGTTAAAGTCTACCGACAGACGCCAGGCCGTGAAGCCGATGCCAAGATCATGCTCGTTGACTTCCAAGACGGCTCAGTCCTGTCGGAAGCTGAACTCGACAAGGCATGCCAGCAGTTGCTCTACTTGGCCCAAGAAGCTGATGAGACTGGGGCCTCTAGCCTCCCAGTCGATTGGGACGGCAACTACACCGCAGGGTCCAAACGGATCAAGGATCTCAGTACAACGGTTACTGGGGACCAGGACGCGGCCACTAAAGAATATGTAGATGGTGCAAGCCTTTACGGCGGTACAGTGACACTTCCACAGTCATGGGCTTACCTCGGCAGTGACAGTGGATGGTCCAACCCCGCAGGCAATGATTGGCAAATTACGCTTACCAGTCCCACGCCCAATAGCGCCAACGCCGACCTCTTTGTCGTGTCGATCAATGGATTGACGCAACGCCCTACCGCCGACTTCACAGTCACTGAAGTTGGGGAAGCCTACATCCTCAAACTCTTAGGGTGGGCTGACAAAGCCGCTTCTGATGTCATTAGCATCATGAACTTTGGGGCCTCCCGGAACTGGATTGATCTACCGCTTAAGGGAGCCTCGGCTTCTGATGTAGCCCTGACAGTTCAGCGGCATACAGACGGCCAGTCGGCCAACTTGCAAGAGTGGGTGACTGAAGCTTCTACTCCAGTCGTCCTGGCTTCGGTCAACGAAGATGGAGATGCTTCCTTTGTGGATGTAACGGCTACGGGCAACGCGGCTGTTACCGGCACATCAACACTTACAGGGAACACCACAGTTGGGAACATCACCGTTGGCGGGACTATGGGGGTTACAGGAGCCTCCACGCTTAGTGGAGGCGTGTCGGGCAACTTGAACTTGCTGACAGGCGTGCTTCAGCACGCTGGGACTCACTCCTTAACGGTGCGTCAGATTGTTACAGCTACTAAAGGGGCGGGGCTTGCCTCTGTTTCTTATGCGACGACAGACGCATATCGCGTAGGCTACCACATTACAATCACACCTAAATCAGCATCATCTAAACTTCTCTTCTTTGGAGCTGGGTCAGTCCGAGGGTATATAACAACCGATAAAGCTTATTTAATTAAGCATTGGCTGACGACTGGGGAATCGGCAAATGGCGATGGGGGAGCTACTGATGGTACTGCGGCAACACCAGCATGGTGGCAATATATTGGGGCTGGAGGCAATGTGGCTGAGAGTCAGCCCTACCACTCCCTACAAATTCAGTACATTCTAGATGCCAGTAATACAGACGAACGAACATACAACCTTATTGCTGAAACACCCTTTAATTCAACTAGCGAAGGTCTATGGGGCGTCCCAAGTGATAACGATGGCTGGCACAGCCTCTCAGGAAATGGCGCTCCTTCAGACATCTATTGCATCGAACTTGGGTAAGCCCAGAAAAGAGAAATCACATGGTTACATCACTTCCTAAGTCCGCAATCTCTGGGCTTGGCACAGCAGACAACCCGGTGTTCGCAGGTGTGAATGTCGGTGAGGACACCCTCACGGTTTACGATGAGGGCACCTGGACTCCGGTAATGAAGATCGGATCAACGACGATCTCTACCTCCACCAACCACGCGAAGTTTACCCGTATCGGTAACGTCGTATGCTTCTCTGCATACATCGCATTCAACCGTGGGACAAACACCGGAGATGTCACAATCACAGGGCTCCCAGTGGCTGCATCGGCTTCCGGCGTCTCGACCCTGACTGCTTTGTGTGGCAACGCTGTAAACGCTACTAATCTTGTTGGCTTGGTGTCGGCAGGGGGTTCTACGATCTCGCTGCACGTCAACTCCGCAGCGACTGGGGGCAGCCAGGCCAACTTCACCGATACTCACATCGCCGCAAGCACGGCCACTTCCATCAACTTCTCAGGCTTCTACTTCGCATAAGGTTTCCAATGGAAGACACCAAAGACATCCTCCTGGCCCTTGGCCGTTTGGAGGGCAAGGTGGAGTCTTTGCTCCATATGCAACGCTCGCATGCTGAAGACATGGACCGGCTTGATAAGCGGGTCCGTGTCTTGGAGCAGGGCCGTGCGGCCTTGTTAGGCGGTGCGGCAGTAATTGGCTCGGTTGCAGCGACAATCATCTCATGGATATTCAAGGAGTGGTCCTGATGAAATCAGACCTCAATGACCTGTTGGTCAACATACACAAGTCACTAGCCCAAGAGCTTCTGGCCCGGATTCAAACCGGCGAAGCCACAGCGGCTGAATTGTCAGCGGCGATCAAGTTCCTCAAGGACAACGGGATCGACGCTCACATGACGAAGGATTCACCGTTGGAAAATCTCGCTAAGATTCTTCCATTCGCTGATCCGGATGAACCGATAAAGTCGGTGGGATAACTAATGTATGGATACAAGGCTCAGGGATTTTCGTAACTTTCTGTTCCTCGCGTGGGAACACCTAAGGCTCCCGTCCCCGACGCCTATCCAATATGACATTGCTGAGTACCTCCAGAACGGCCCCCGCCGTGTAGCCATCCAGGCTTTCCGGGGCGTGGGGAAGTCTTGGATCACTTCGGCCTTTGTGTGCCACCAGTTGCTGCTGGACCCCTCCAAGAACATTCTGGTGGTGTCGGCTAGTAAGCAGCGGGCAGATGATTTCTCCACGTTCACGCTTCGGCTGATCGAGGAGATGCCGATCCTTCAGCACCTTAAGCCCCAAGAGAACCAACGGAACTCGAAGATCGCATTCGACGTGGGGCCGGCTCCGGCCAGCCACGCTCCGTCTGTGACCTCCCGTGGTGTGCAGTCCCAGATCACTGGGCAGCGTGGGGACTTGATCATCGCTGATGACGCCGAGTCCCTGAACAACTCAGCGACCAGTGGGATGCGTGACAAGCTCGTCACCAGCACCAAGGAGTTCGAGGCTGTCATCAAGCCCGAGGGGCGTATTGTCTTTCTGGGCACTCCCCAGACTGAGATGTCTATCTATGCCTCGCTTCCTGAGCGGGGCTACGATGTCAAGATTTGGCCTGCCCGCTACCCGGACGCCAAGACGGCCAACAACCTTGGGGACCGATTGGCCCCTAAGATCCGTGAGGT